CATCCGGTGCTTGCTGAAGCTGTTACTCAGTTTCAGGCGTTGGCATATAAAGAGTTACTCCCAGCTGATGGACCAGTTAGAACACAAATCCTCGGATTAAATACTCCAGAAAAAACTCAACAAGCATCTCGAGTCAAAGACTTTATGAACTATCAATTGATGGATCAGATGAAAGAGTATGAGCCTGAGTTTGATCAAATGTTATTTTATTTACCTTTAGCAGGGTCATCATTTAAAAAAGTTTACTATGATGAAATTTTGCAAAGAGCCGTTTCTAAATTTGTACCGGCTGATGATTTAATTGTTCCGTACACAGCTACCTCATTAGATGATGCGGAAGCAATTATTCATCGTATTAAAATTTCTGAAAATGAATTACGTAAAAAACAAGTTGCAGGTTTTTATAGAGACATTGACATTCAACCAGGACAATTAAATGAAGATGAAGTCCAGAAGAAGGAAAGAGAACTTGAAGGAACGACAAGAAGTCGTGATGAAGACGTATTTAATATTTTAGAATGTCACATTAATTTAGATTTGGAAGGTTTTGAAGACGTTGGGCCCGATGGTGAGCCGACAGGAATTAAACTTCCATACATTGTAACATTAGAAGAAAACTCAAGAGAAGTTTTATCTATAAAAAGAAACTATGAAATAAATGATCCTAAAAGAGCTAAGATACAATATTTCGTACACTTCAAATTTTTACCAGGACTTGGTTTTTATGGTTTTGGTTTAATACATATGATCGGCGGTTTATCTAGAACTGCGACATCTGCCTTAAGACAATTATTAGACGCTGGAACTTTATCAAATCTCCCAGCAGGATTTAAACAACGAGGAATCAGAATTAGAGACGATGCACAGGCAATACAACCTGGTGAATTTAGAGATGTAGATGCACCTGGAGGAAACATCAGAGATTCATTTATGATGTTACCATTTAAAGAGCCTAGTCAAACTCTCTTACAGCTTATGGGTGTCGTTGTAACTGCAGGTCAAAGATTTGCTTCTATAGCAGACTTGCAAGTTGGGGATGGGAATCAGCAAGCCGCGGTGGGCACGACAGTTGCGCTGCTAGAAAGAGGATCAAGGACTATGTCTGCGATTCACAAAAGAATCTATGCAGCATTAAAACAAGAATTTAAATTATTAGCACGAGTTTTCAAACTTTATCTACCTGCAGAGTATCCATACGATGTAGTTGGTGGTCAAAAACAGATTAAACAATCTGACTTTGATGACCGCGTAGATATCTTGCCAGTTGCTGATCCAAACATATTTTCTCAGACACAGCGTATTTCCCTTGCGCAAACGGAATTGCAACTGGCACAATCAAATCCAGGAATACACAATATGTACAATGCATACAGACATATGTATGAAGCATTAGGTGTAAAAGACATTGATCAAGTTTTAATTCGACCACAACCACCACAACCAAAGGACCCAGCGTTAGAACACATTGATGCTCTCGCTGGGAAACCGTTCCAAGCATTTCCAGGTCAAGACCATAGAGCACATATTACCGCTCACTTAAATTTTATGGCAACTAATATGGCTAGAAATAATCCGGTAATAATGGCTGCATTAGAAAAAAATATTTTTGAACATATTAGTTTAATGGCTCAAGAACAAGTTGAAGTAGAATTTAGAAATGAATTACAACAACTACAACAAATGCAAATGATGATGCAACAAAATCCACAAATGGCACAGCAATTACAAATGCAAGCTAGAATGATGTCTGAAAAAATTGAATCTAGAAAAGCTGTATTGATTGCAGAGATGATGGAAGAGTTTATGAATGAAGAAAAAGAAATTACTTCTCAATTTGACAATGATCCAATTGCAAAACTAAGAGCAAGAGAACTAGATCTTAGAGCAATGGAAAATGAACGTAAGAAAAAAGAATCTGAAGATAGATTAAATCTTGATAAGATGAAATCAATGATGAATCAAATGACAGATCAACAAAAACTAGAACAGAATGAAGAATTAGCAAACTTAAGATCTGATACTTCAATAACAAAAACTGTTTTACAACACGAACTAAAAAATAGAGGAGGCATATAATGCAAAAAGGACAAAAAAAGGTAGCTAAAGTTATGAGAGAATTCAAAAAAGGAAAACTTCATAGCGGGAAATCTAAAAAAATCGTAAAAAATCCAAAACAAGCGATTGCAATAGCACTTTCTGAAGCTAAAATGAGCAAAAAGAAGAAAAAATAAATGATACCTTGGGGATTATTAGGTCAAGGCGTTAAAGCTGGCCTTGAAATTTACAAAAATAAGAAAAAATCGGAAGTTGCAATGTCCGAAGCTCAATTATTACACGCTGAAAAGATGAAAAGAGGTGAAATTGAGTATTCTGGTCAAATAATGCAAAATCAAAAACAAGATTGGAAGGACGAATTTGTACTTTTGACAATTTCTTCACCATTATTTTTGTTAGCATATTCTGTATTTGCAGAAGATGAGAAGATGCAAGAGAAAATTGACCTTTATTTTCAAAAATTACAAGAGATGCCTTGGTGGATAGTTGGATTATGGGTTTCAGTAGTCGCAGCAATTTATGGACTTAAGGCAACTGATGTGATAAATATGAATAAAAACGGAGGAAAATAAAATGGCTAAGAAAAAATTTCCAGATTTAACTGGAGACGGAAAAGTAACTAAAGCAGATGTACTAAAAGGTAGAGGTGTATTTGCTATGGGTGGACCAGTAGAAGTTAAAGCTGATGATTCAGTTGATTTAGTTGGTAATCCAAAAGGTAAAAAGAAACCAATTCAAATTAAAGGCTGGGGTAAGGCAAGACATTAATGGCAAAACTTTGTCCAAGAGGAAAAGCAGCAGCAAAAAGAAAATTCAAGGTATACCCAAGTGCGTATGCCAATATGTATGCCTCTGCAGTTTGCTCTGGGAAAGTAACACCAGGTGGAAAAAAAAGAAAAAAGATGGCAACCGGAGGACTTGCAAAAAGAGGAAAAGGTTGCGAGATTAGATAATGGGTTTAAGAAAATGGGTACAAGAGAAATGGGTAGACATTGGAGCTCCGAAAAAGAACGGGAAGTATCAACCTTGCGGGAGATCAAAAGGGAGCAAGAGAGCGTATCCAAAATGCGTGCCACTTGCAAAAGCCACACGGATGACAAGTTCGCAAAAGGCGAGTGCTGTCAAACGAAAACGTGCAGCCCAAAACACTGGCCCTAAACCAACTAACGTAAAAACAATTATTAAAAGAACTAAAAAATCTGAAGGTGGTTACATTGGAAGTTTCATAGACTTGAATGTTGATGGAAAAACATATAGTAATCCATCTTACAGGAAATATTACAAAGGTATGCTATAATGACAATAATTACAAAAGGAATGGGAGTAATTATTAAAAATTTATCTAAAAAATCTCCAATTAAAAAACGTGGAATGTCAACAGAAGACAAAATTAAAACTGGTGCAGTAATTGGAACAGGAGCTGCAGTTACAGGACTAGGGGTTTTAAAAGCTAAATCCATAATGGATCAAGATTATGGTAAGACAAAAAAGGATAAAAAGTAATGATAAACTCAAGAGGAATGGGAAGAGCTTATTTAGCTAAAGGTGGTAAAACTCCAGCGTGGCAACGTAAAGAAGGTAAATCTGAATCAGGCGGATTAAATAGAAAAGGTATTGCATCTTATAGAGCTGCAAATCCTGGTTCTAAACTTTCTATGGCTGTCACAACTAAACCTTCAAAATTGAAGAAAGGTTCTAAGGCTGCAAATCGTAGAAAAAGTTTCTGCGCACGTATGAAAGGTATGAAGAAAAGATTAACTTCTGCAAAAACTGCACGTGACCCAGATTCTAGGATTAATAAAAGTCTTAGAAAATGGAACTGCTAATGAACTTTGAAGAATTTTTAACTAAACTTAGAAAACACATACGAAATTCTTACCAGTCTGTAGGTGATACTATGGTAGCTGGAGGAGTAACAGATATGGAAAAATATAAATATCTGTTAGGACAGGCACACGCCTTACAATTAATAGATCAGGAAATCTCAAACCTGCTAAATCCAAAGGAGGATAAAAAAGATGAGCAACGAGACGAAACAAACGTCATTAAATTCGGACAACGAAATACCGAAGAATAATACAGGGCTTTTAGATAAATATAAGTCCCAACCAAAACAAGAAGTAAAAAGATTAGATGAAAATAACATTGGTTCAATGTTGGACCAACTACCAGAGCCATCTGGTTGGAGAATGTTAGTTTTACCATTTACACCAAAAGAAAAAACAAAAGGTGGAATCATATTTTCACAAGAGTCTTTAGACAAAGCTAGAATGGTTACAAACTGTGGCTACGTTTTAAAGATGGGACCTCTTTGTTATAAAGACAAAGATAAGTTTGAAAGTGGTCCTTGGTGTAAAGAAAAAGATTGGGTGATCTTTGCCAGATATGCTGGTTCAAGACTACCAATAGAAGGCGGAGAAGTCCGTCTACTTAACGACGACGAGGTTCTAGGAACTGTAAAAGATCCAGAATCAGTGTTGCATTACATTTAACATAGGAGGAATCTATGCAAGAAGAAAACAAAAGAGAAATACCTATGGTGGATATTGATACTTCAGGTCCAGAGCAAGAAGTTGAATTAAACGACGAAGCTCAATCTGAAAATCAAGTTGAAACCAAGGAAGATGTTTCCGTAGAGGAAACAAAAGACTCTAGCACCAAGCCGCAAGCAACAAGCAGCGAGGAGCAAGGAGCTGGCGACCAGAAAGATAAAGAATTAGAAAACTATAGTAAGGACGTTCAAAGAAGAATTGCTAAACTCACTGGAAAGTGGAGAGAAGCACAAAGACAAAGAGACGAAGCTTTGGCTTTTGCAAAAGCGCAAAAGGAACAAAGAGAATCTTTGTTAAAGAAATATTCTTCAGTTGAACAAGCTGGAGTAAAAGACAGAGAAGAGAGAATCAAATCTGGTTTACTTGCAGCTCAAACAAAATTAGCTCAAGCAAGAGTTAATGACGATGTTGCTTCAGAAGTTGAAGCACAAAAAGAAATAGCAAGACTAGGTTATGAAGAAGCTAGACTTGCTGAAGCTAAGTTAGCGGTAGAATCAATGCCTAAAGCTGAATCAAATAAGGAAGAAATTCCTACCTTTGAACCAAGAAGGCAAGAACCACAAAGAATAGATCCTAGAGCAGAAGCTTGGGGAGCTAAAAATAAATGGTTTGGTACTGATACACCAATGACTTATACGGCTTTTGACATCCATAATAAATTGGAAGAAGAAGGTTATGATCCTAACAGTGACGAATATTATGCTGAAATAGACAAAAGAATGAGACTTGCTTTTCCGCAGAAATTTGATACAACTACTGGTACAACGGCTGAAAATACGACTAAGCCAGTACAAACAGTAGCGTCGGCGACGCGAAGTACAAAATCAGGTCGCAAAACTGTGAGACTCACCCCTTCTCAAGTTGCTATCGCCAAAAAATTAGGAGTGTCATTGGAAGATTATGCAAAACAATTAAAAATAATCACGAAGGAGGTTTAAGCATATGAACGAAGATAAAAACATTAAGACCCCGCGTGCGAGTCAGTCTAGAGTTTCTGATAAGAGACCTACAACCTGGACTCCCCCGTCATCACTAGATGCACCACCTGCGCCTGATGGATTCAGACACAGATGGATAAGAACTGAAACACTTGGTATGGACGATACAAAGAATATGTCAGGTAAACTCAGATCTGGATGGGAACTCGTAAGAGCGGACCAATACCCAGAGCATCCTTATCCACAAGTTGCTGAAGGCAAATACGCAGGAGTGATAGGAGTTGGCGGCCTTGTGTTGGCAAGGATACCAGAAGAGATCGCAAAATCTCGTGAAGCTTATTTTAGAAAACAAGTTTCAGATAGAGATGAAGCAGTAAACAACGATCTTTTGAAGGAACAACATCCAAGTATGCCAATCAATAGTGAGAGGCAGAGTCGCGTAACTTTTGGTGGTACTAAAAAATAATTTTTTAGCAATACCAACTACCGTGATACTAAATATAAACTAAAACTTAGGAGTAAAAACTATGGCAAACAAAGACGCTGCTTTCGGATTGAGAGCAATCGGAAAAGTTGGTCAGAATAGAGACAACCAAGGTTTAAGTGAATATAGTATTGCAGTCAACTCAACGGCTATTTACCAAAACGACCCAGTTAAAGCTTTAGCTACTGGATACATTGGTGTAGCAGGAGCAGGCGGTAACTTATTAGGTTCGCTTAACGGTGTATTCTATACTGATTCAAGCAATTCGAAACCTACGTGGGCAAATCACTTAGAAGCATCTAACGCTGCAACAGACATCGTTGGATTTGTAAGTGACGATCCTTATGAAAGGTTCGAAATACAATCAAGCACAACACTAGCTATTGAGGATATTAACTTAAATGCAGACTTAGCAACTTACGTTGCTGGTTCTTCACCGAACTACATTTCTGCTGTTGAAGTTGATACTGGCACAATGGTTAGTACTACTGCACAAATCAGAGTTATCGGAGTTACTAAAGATGACGAAAACAATCAATTAGCAAATGCTACAACTTATGCAGCAAATGTTAACGTTGTTGGAATCATTAACGAACATAACTTAAAAACAACAAGCGGAATATAAGGAGATAAACTATGGCTATTAGTAGAGGACAACTAGTTAAAGAACTAGAACCAGGTTTGAATGCTTTATTCGGCTTGGAGTACAAAAGATATGAAAATCAGCACGCTGAAATTTTCGACACTGAAACTTCAGACAGAGCTTTCGAAGAGGAAGTAATGTTATCAGGTTTCGGCAATGCTCAAGTTAAACCAGAAGGTTCTGGAGTAACTTTTGACAGTGCACAAGAAACTTTCACTGCTAGATATACGCACGAGACAATTGCTCTTGCTTTCTCAATCACTGAAGAAGCGATTGAAGATAACTTGTATGACAGATTAGCTTCGAGATACACAAAAGCATTAGCAAGATCTATGGCGAACACTAAACAAGTAAAAGCTGCAAATGTATTAAACAATGCATTTGATTCAGGCTTTGCTGGCGGAGATGGTAAAGAGCTTTGCGCTACTGACCACCCAACAATCGCTGGTACAGTTTCAAATGAGTTAGGCACTTCTGCCGACTTAAATGAAACTTCATTAGAACAGTCGTTAATTGATATTGCGGCTTTCACTGATGAAAGAGGCTTGAAAATAGCTGCGAGAGGATTGAAATTAATCATCCCTAGTGAATTACAATTCACTGCTGAGAGATTAATGAAATCAGCTCAAAGAGTTGGAACTGCGGACAATGATATTAACGCAATCAACAGTATGGGAATGATTCCACAAGGTTATGTGGTTAACAATTTCTTAACTGACACAGATGCGTTCTTCATCAAAACAGACGTACCTAACGGTATGAAAATGTTCGTAAGATCACCAATCAAAACAGCTATGGAAGGTGACTTCGATACTGGTAACGTAAGATACAAAGCAAGAGAGAGATACTCTTTTGGTTTCTCTGACTTCAGAGGTATCTTCGGATCACCAGGTGCGTAATACTTAATTTAAAGTATTATTATTTTGAAAGGCCCCTTGATTGGGGCCTTTCTTTTTAGTAGAGTGATAGAATGCAGAGAAAGAAATTTAGAATACAAATTCGAGCTTATGGTTACACTACAGACTTCATTGCTGAAGCTTTAGATACAACTGAATCTATTGAAGAAGTGGTCCTTGACAAAATAGGAAAAAATGCTATTGTGTGGGAAGCAGATATCTTTTACGATAAACGTAAATGTTATATAACCTATGAGGAGGTTAACGATGGCTCAAGACAATATGGTGTTGTTCGCTCAGAAGATCAGACTCGAATCTAAATGGAATGAGTTGTTTCTTCAAAATGGTGGACTAGTAACACCTGAAATGTCAGTTCTTGGAGATCAGATCAAAACAGTAATTAGATCTATCTTAAAGAATCAAGAGAGTCCTAAGAGAAATCCATTAGATGGTGAAATCCATCTATTTGCTGGCTAATTAGGAATAAACTCTTTTTGTTACAAAAGCAGTCAAACGCTATAGGGATTCCTTGCACTCTTCTATTTTTTCATATATAAATTAATCACTATACATAAATATTCTACATAGACGCGTATAGTCGACGGCCTAGAGACTATGTGGAAATAACTAGGAGGATAATAATATGGCAAAAACTACATTTTCAGGACCGGTACAATCTTTAAATGGATTTATTGGTGCTGGTGTTGGAGCAACTAAAGATTTCACAAGTGGAACTTTAACAGTTGC